CCCAATGAAGGCTACGACTGGTTTGTTGAAAATCTTGGTGGAAGATGGATTCAAACATCCGTCAACACTCACGGGGGTATTCATAAAAATGGTAAAGAACCAGTGCGTAAAAACTATGCTGGAATTGGCTACACATACGATGAAGTACTAGATGCTTTCATTCCACCCAAGCCAACAGAATTTCCCTCATTTATTATTGACCCCGAAACAGGTTTATGGACCACCCCTACTCCACGACCAGATGGTGACGAAACATGGGGATGGAACGAAGAGAATCAAGAATGGGTCATCCTTGATATACTAAAAGTTGATTTACCTCAATCAGAACTTCCGCCAACAGACGGATAACAATACCTAATGTACAATTAGATGTCGAAAACATTATTAAATCGCTTGTGAATAAAAATTAGGAAGAATGAGATAAAATCTAATGGCTATTGATTTTCCAAACTCCCCAGCAGAAAACGACACCTATACGTTTGGTGATAAAACATGGATTTATGCAGACGGTAAATGGACTATTGCCTTTACGAGTACCATGACTCTGGCGAGTCTTAACGTCACTGGCGATATTACCGTAGATACGACAACACTCAAGGTCAACTCATCCACCGACCGTGTTGGAATTGGTACTGCCTCTCCTTCAACAGCACTTCAAGTCGTTGGAACTGTTACTGCTACAACTTTTAGCGGGTCGGGTGCATCTCTGACATCTTTACCTGCAGGGCAATTAACAGGTACGGTCGCTTCTGCTCGACTGAGTGGTGATTATTCGAGTATCACAGGTTTAGGAACTTTGACTACCTTAACTATTGGTGGAGCAGGGGCGAACAGGGTTATCACTATCAACGCCCCTACTGGTTACTATGCAATTCAATACTTCCAAATAGGCGGGGTTTACAAATGGCATTACGAAGTAAACCCTGCTGGAACTAGATGGTCTCTAGTTGAAAGTGGCGTAGCCGAACGAATTGGCGTCACTAGCACTGGTGCTACTTTTTCGGGGACTGTTACTGCAACAACATTTAGTGGAGCATTATCAGGGAATGCCACTACCGCAACTTCCGCAACTTCCGCAACTTCCGCCACTACTGCTACGAATCAGAGTGGAGGTACGGTTTCTGCCACCTACCTAACGGTGACGGGTGGCGAATGGCTACGCACCTCTGGTGGAGGTGGGTGGTACAACACTACATATGCTCGCGGAATCAATTGCGTAGCAGACGATGGGTATATAAAAACATATCCCAGCAACGGTGCTAGTACTAATTTTTCTGCTAACTATGTATACGTCAATGGAAGACTATATGGTCCAGGTTCAAACAGCCATCCAACCATTCAAATGCGTGAGGGCAATGGCGCTTCATGGAGTTGGACAGGCACATACACAATGTATGTTGACGTTACTGCCGTAAAAACTTTTGTCATCGACCATCCAATAAAGCAAGATAATTATCTTGTTCATGCTTGCGCAGAGGGACCTACTTCTGACGTCTTTTATCGTGGTACGGGACAACTTCAAAATGGCGTTGCGGTAATTGAATTGCCTGATTATTTTGAAAGCCTCACAGAAGAAGAGGGGCGTACGGTCATGATTACACCTGTCGCTGATGAAACGGGCAATGTTGCCAACCTTGCTGCCCATGAAATATATGAAGGTAAATTTATTGTTGAACTTGCTGGCGGTTACGTCGTTAAGAATCAACGGTTTTGGTGGAGGGTTGATGCTGTGAGGAAAAATACCTCCTTTGCCGTTGAGCCAGAAAAATCATCTGTTACAGTTAGTGGAGACGGTCCATACACCTATATTCAAAGGACATAAAAATGATTGGACAAGTTCAATTTTTTAATAAAACACGAGGGTACGGATATATTGCTGGCCTAGATGGTTCCTTTATGTTTTATGATGATGAATCATACGAGCAGGGCGATGTAGTTTATTTTGAGATGTCTCCAGTTGGACCAAAAGGTCCAATGGCGGTTAATGTGACCCATGCACCAGCAGGTACCGACCATTTAGATTCAAATAATTCTGAAATTTATAATCCGCCTCAGTGATTTCAAACAATAAAAATGGAGAACAAATGAGTGACGTACAATTAGATGTCAACAAGATTATTGAATCTTTGACAAATCAGATTGCAGCACAAGCGCAGCGAATTGCTGTCCTTGAGGCAACGATTGGCACAATGCGTGAAATGTCAGAGAAAACCACTACGCCTGACGTTAAATAAGCCCCACGATGGTGCTTGCAGTGTAAGATTAATGTGGACTAGGAGGCAGAATGGATTCATTACGGTTCCCAATAGAATATAATGAAACAGGTTTTGCTAAACTTGATGACGGCAGCGATTCTTACTATAAGCAATTATTGAGTATTTCTGCTCTCACAGAACCAGGGGTATTGCGTATGACGCCAGATTTTGGTGTTTTTGACCCAACATTCCAATCTGCCGATAAAGGACAATTCCTAATAAATGCTAGCAGATTTGTTCCTGAAGTTCAAATTCTAAAAGTCATCAACAACATCGACGGAGATGGAAACAACTCCATATCATTCACCTTCAGAAGGCGTCAATAATGCCCGCAGATTTCTCACCATACATCGACTTAACAGTATACGACGTTCAACCAGTAGACGTCTATCTAGGAGCGATAGAACTAGCCCGCTTAACCATGCCAGAGTTCACCCTGCGTCAAGGCACCCCAGAAGATGCGCTATTTCAGGCTTTCGCATACATGTCATCCCTATCAGTAGGGGCAATAAATAGACTCCCTTCACGACTTATGGAAGGAACAGCAAAAATGCTTGGAGTCAGCCGCTCTTACGGCTCCCGAGCATCAGTTGTTGTAGAATTCGTTGCAGCCGACAGCGACGGAGCATACATTCCAGCAGGAAGCATTTTCTCTTTCTCAGAAAAAATTGCTGGCGACACATATCAATACACCTATGAACTAGCAGAAGATGTATCTATTGATGCCGTGGAGACTGGTTCACCCTTGACTGCTGTAGCGACTCTTTACTCTCAGGCTATTGGCTTACACCCAACCATGATTAGCGACGACTCTCTCGTACCAATGAATGTCAACGTCAATCTAGAGTCCGTCAATGTTTGGGATGACGGCTTGAGTGCTACTGGAACTATCGGTTCAATTAGTGCGAATAGTTTACTGCAGGGTTCTACAACGTTTACTGCTTCCGGAACTAGCATTGCAGGGGCAGCAACTTATACTGGGGTCACACAGAGCGCAACCAGCGGTTCTGGTAGTGGCGCAGTATTCACTATCACTAAAACTGGTTCGGGCACGGCGTATAGTGGTTTTATTACGGTTACCATAACTTCCGGTGGCAGTGGATATGCGGTAGGTAATACGATTACCATTCCGGGCGAAAGCCTTGGTGGCGCAACATCGGCGAATAACTTGACCCTAACTGTCGGTGGGCTTCTCCGCAGTACGGCAACGATTACCAATATGGAATCCACTTCGGGGTTTGTTGCTGGTAGTGTATTAACAGCAACCGCTGGTTCAGGGACTCTTCATGGAGGCTCACCAACATCGGTAGTCGTTCAAGAAATCCTCACCACAACCAGCATGAAGTATACGTCTACTGGTGGTACAACACCAACTGCAGGAACAGTGACCAACGTAACTGGAGTTTACTATCCCACACCATTCACTAATGGTATTGAGCCAGAAAACGACTTCACATATTTGAGCAGAGTACGAACACAGATGGCTTCACTGTCTGACGTCTTAGTTACTGCAAGTCAACTGCAAGCATATGTTGCTACCGCATACACGAACGTTACTAGGTGTCGTATTTATGACAGAACACAATCCACAGATACTGCCAGTTTAGAAATTGGTGCTGCCAATTCTACTGGTTACGTCACGGCGTTTGTTTATGGCATAGGCCAAGATTTGGGTGTCGGCGACAAAAATACTATTGGCGCAGATTTGATGTCAAAAAGTATTTCTGGTTTAACAATAGGAGTTAAAGATTTTTTTAGAGCCGACGTTGAAATAAGTATCAGCATTGTATATAACGAGGCTCTGCAAGATTATGATATTGAGTCACTTATGAAAAGTATTATTTACAACTCGATAAGTCCAGATAATTTTCCGACAAACGAGGAACATCTTAGACTCAGTTATATTTCATCTTTCCTAATAGGGGTTGACGGCATCGTATCTGTTGGCAATATAACAATTACCGGGACAGACTCCAATTCTGATGGCAACGAGACCAACGGCGACCTGAAGTTCAAATACAAAGGTACACTACCAAGAATTCTTGACATCGATACCGACATAACCGTAGTGCTAATACCTAGGGCAGTTTAATGGCACGTACAGAATCATTTCTTAGCAAAAACAATGAATGGTCATTTTTAGACGAAAATGAGAATGTTATTGCCCTAAATGGGTATGCAGAAAACTGGGAAGTTGTTGACGTGAACGGCAACGAACTGACAGTTGGTGGCCTTATTTCAGATTATAAACATATTTATTCGCATCATGCCTACAGCGTCGTACCACCAGATGGAAGCACTGCACCTATCACGGTAAGACTGAAAAATCAATCTGTTCCTGCAAATATTACGGAAAGTACAGTCTTAGCGAATCGGAGTACTAGCGAAAGAATAAAATATATTACACCGGAATTGGAACCACTGTCTGGATATACGTACAGCGACGGTGTTATTACTTCTTCTAGTAACGAATTTTTAACAATTGGAACAGATACTTTGGTTCATGGTGACACCATTGCGGTTACTGGCACAGAGCGTGATGATGCTACATATACCGCCGTGGGACATAATTTTAACGTTGGTGACTTAGTTACTGTTACTGGCGTAGCCCCTGAATCTTATGCTGTTTATGATAAGGAAATTATTTCTATAACCACGGACACTTTCACTGTCGGGGAGATGCAATCAGATATTGGTCCTGCGACACCATTCGTTAAGGCTACAGGCGAACAGCCAGCGTACGCTATTGGGGATACGGGTCCTGCTGGTGGCAAAATTTTTATCACACCTCAAACACATGGTAACAATACTGGCTTATATTTTGAGGCTGCCCCCGTCGCCACCGAAGTATCTAGAAGGTGGTCTGCGTTAGCAAACGCGTCTACCGACGTTGTGGGTGCTGACGGAACCGCAATTGGTACGGGTGCTGCAAACACATTGAATATCGTTGCACAGTCGGGGAACATCGCCACAGATAGTGCTGCAGCATATTGTGATGATTTGTCCTATGGTGGTTATATCGACTGGTTCTTGCCGTCAAAAGATGAACTCAATCAAATGTATGTTAATAAGACGACAATTGGTGGTTTTTCAAACGTTGAATATTGGAGTTCTTCCGAGTATGACAATGATGAAGCGTGGTATCAACTTTTTATTAATGGTAATCAATTCTCTACCACTAAGTATCCACTGAATGTCCGCCCAATACGTTCTTTTTCTGCCCCATCTACGCCAATCAATGATTCTTACGTTGCTAGTGTTAGCAGGTCAGAAAATCAAACTAGTTTAATTTACACATCGACAGACCATGAATTTAGTGTTGGTTCTATAGTTTCCGTCACTGGAGCCACGGTAGATATATATAACATTACTAATATTCAAGTCATTAGTGTAACTGACGACACCTTCACTGTTGAACCTTATTCCATTGGTGACATAGGGCCTGGTGGTGGACTTATATTCATGACGCCATCTACGCCAGGCAATGCAAGCGGAAAGTATCTTGAAGTAGCACCTGTTTCGGTTGAGGTATCTAGAACTTGGTCGACTGGAGCAAACCAGACAGTCGCAGTAACTGGAGCCAATGGTACGGCAATTGGAACTGGTGCACAAAATACGATAGATATTGTTGCTCAATCAGGTAACGTTTCAGCAACAAGCGCCGCCGTGTATTGTGATTCCCTGGTTTCAGGTAGTGCATCTGATTGGTTCTTGCCATCATTATATGAACTTCAAGAAGTATACGAAAATCTATATCTAGTTGGTACAGGAAATTTCAGTCCTACATCTTATTGGAGTTCTTCCGAGAATTCTGGAGTCGCAAGCGAAGCACAATTTTACATATTCAGTAGTGGACTGTCTGGAACTGTAGCAAAAAGTAGTGATTTTCTAGTTAGGCCAATACGTTCTTTCTTACTCCCAGATTCAGGAACATTAGTTGCAACAATATCAGCAATAAGTCTTTATGCGTCATCTACTGTAACTAATATCAGCCAAAACAATGTTTCGTACATTACAGCAGGTCACAGATTTTCTGTTGGGCAACTCATTTCAGTTTCCAATACTTTACCCGCAGAATATAATATTGTTAAAGTTCCAATTATTAGAGTTTCCGAAACCACATTCACTGTTGAAGGAATATCTACAGAAATATCTCCGATGTCTCAAAGTGGGGTAGCAAAAGCAAGTGGCGACGAAGGTAGAAGAGTCCTCGTAAAGAGTGAAACAGGTTCAAACGCAAAATATAATGGTATCTACACAGTCATTGACGTGGGTGGACCGAACGATAATTGGATTCTACAACGCACAGAATCTTTCCCCCTAGCATTCAATTGTATGACACGCAGTAATACGAGGAGTATTACTTCTACGGTGCAACTATATGAGAGTGGTGGCTCTACGCCAGAAAGTGTACCAACCTACCAAGGTGTTGTTGGACGTTACGGCGCTGTCAGGTCTAACATTTTCAATTCTTTCACATCCCTATCTTCTTATAACGTTGATATAGAAATAACTATTTCTAATCATGGGGGTGAAGCATTCTATATAACTTTGCCATTCTTATATAACTATTATGGTTGGCTGGCAAATACTTATGTACAGAACGCTAGACGCCAATATCTACCTCATTTTTATTGGGACGTCGATTCTCAACAGGACCCTGATTATCCTTTCTACAAACTTCTTGATGTCATGACTTATAAGGCAGATGAAGTGATGCAATCGTATTCAGATTTTTTCACATATGAACTTTCAGAACTCCCTGTTGGCACCAATGTCACGGAGCCTTGGGCAAACAGCACTCTTACTAGTCCGTCGGATGTTTCTCTAGCAAATAGGGAATGGTTGAGTCAATTCACTGGAGGAAAACTTCTTACAGCATTGCCGCCTGGCGTAGCGGCAGGAACAGTTGATGTAGATGCATTCATTGAATGGCAGTTAGTTAATAAATATTATGGGTATAGGGCTGGCAGTACGCAGTCTGTGATGGAAGCAGTTAAATTGTGTTTGACTGGCGATAAAACTGTAGCAATCGCCCCTTCTTTTGGAAATGACGTATGGAAAGTAAAAATTTATACAAAAATTAGCGAGACACCTGCAGATTATGATATTGGTGATATTGGTCCTGGTGGAGGCAAAGTATTTATCACCCCATCTACGGCTGGAAACTCTACAGGAAAATATTTTGAGGTAGCACCTGTTGCTACGGAAGTATCTATAACTTGGGCAACAAACGTCAATAGCAATCGGAGTACGGCAGTTTCTGGTGCTGATGGCACCGCAATAGGTACGGGTGCACAAAACACTATTGACATTGTTGCTCAATCAGGAAATGTGGCAGCAACATCGGCTGCCGTGTATTGTAGTGAGTTAACTTATGGTGGATATTCTGATTGGTTTTTGCCATCAAAAGATGAAATCCAAAAAATGGGTCTTTATAAAAGTCAGATTAATACAGACCTTAGTATTGAAAACTACTATTGGACTTCTTCTGAATATGCTGTAGATAGGGCGTGGTATTACTGGTTTAATGGATTGCCGGGAGTTCAGAATGAAGCCCTCAAGGGGAATTCTTTTCTTGTGCGTCCAGTGCGGGCTTTTAGCAACAGCCCAACCGTTTTGGCGCTCGCCGAATTAGTGCGCCCAATGGGATACATTTACGAACATGAAGCAATAAATAGTATAGATTTCATATTAGACAATTACGGTGCCGGAATCCTTGATTTAGCCACACTCGGCAGCGGCGCCTTGGGTTCATAAAAGAATAGTAATAGGAGACAAAATGGCAAGTTTAGGTGCAGGACGTAAGACCTTTACATCAGGAAGCGTTTTGAATGCTGCTGATGTTCAAGGGTACTTGATGGAGCAATCAGTCATGGTATTTGAAAGTACAGGTAACCGCAATAGTGAACTTGCCGCACCTGGTGATGGGCAAGTATCCTATTTGACGGATACTAACGTTCTGCAAGTATATAAACCAACCGTGGGTTGGGTAACTATTGGCCTCCAGTCAGAAATTCGTGATGCACTAATAGCAACATATATGCAGGCTGTATAGTATTTATTAATCAAACAATTACTATAATTCGTAACCCACCTATTTAACTTTATATAGATTCTGGACTCATCGTCATGTAGTAGAATTGATGTATGGAGGTATTTATGTCAATTAAATTTATTAAAGATACTGCAGAACGTGCCGTCACTGCTTTCCTCGCCTCATACCTGGGTGCCTGGGTCAATGCTGGCGCAGACTTTGAAGGTCTGACCAACACGGACAGTCTCAAGACTGGCGTCGTTGCCGCAGGGCTTATCGTTGCCGCATCACTTGGACTCAAAAAAGTCGGCTCAAATAAGGATTCTGGTTCCATCCTCTAATAGTCCTATCAGCATATACTTCTCTCAACTACAATGTTATAAGTATTAGAGGAGTGTGAGCCATGCTTGCAGGAACATACAATATAACTTGTGAGCAGGGCTCCACGTTCACTCGCATCATTACGGTGGAATACCCCGACCCCAATGACGCCAGTACGATGCTTCCGTATGACTTTACTGGTTTTACCGGCAGAATGCAGATACGGCGGACGATTGAGTCAACCGCTGTCATGATTGAACTCACGACAGCGAATAGCGGCATTGTATATACCGCTGCAGCAACGGTCAACGCTGGTTCTTTCGTTGTAGGCACAAGATATGTCATCTTGACCGCAGGTAATACTTCATTTACGGCGGTTGGCGCTGCTAATAATACGGCAGGAACATCATTTGTAGCCACTGCAGCAGGTAGCGGCACAGGAACGGCTTACTCCCCAGGTGGAGAACTGACCATCAACATGACAGCAGTACAGACCGCGGCACTCTCAACAAGTGGTGTATACGACCTGGAAATAATAAATTCAGCGAGTCAAGTCTCAAAACTACTAAAAGGTGCCTTTACGCTTCTCCCTGAGGTTACCCGATGACTGGTATCCCTAATACGGTCAATATTCAGCAGGATACCCCGAATACTGTCACCGTAAATCAAGAAGACCAGAATTTAGTTACCGTACAAACAACGGTCAATAACGTCACCGTGACCACCGGGTCCATTGCAACAGCACCGACCAGGAGACACATACACACACAGGGTTCGGTGTCCTCTACATGGACAATTACTCATACCCTAGGGGGCAATCCTAGTGTAATGGTTGTGGATTCTAGCAACACAGTTGTCTACGGTGAGATACAATATCTATCTAGTACTCAAGTGCGAATTTTATTCAGTGCTGCATTCTCCGGATTTGCTTACCTAACCTAAGGAAACACCATGGCTCAGAAGTTTCTAACAAATATTGACCTCAATCAGAATCAACTGATTAACGCAAAATTCGAGGCATTGGCTACCGACCCAAGTAGTGGCAACTTTGAAGGCCGGATGTACTTCAATACCACAACATACAGCCTTATGGTCTATGCCAACGCTGCATGGCGAAAGACAGTACATAGCATTACTTCTGGTGGTGGCGCAGGGATTGCTGAAGCCCTCACTGTTTCTGAGTCCAACGGTACCGTAACCCTCACTCTAAACGTCGCCGATACCGATAGTGCTGGTCTACTACCTGCTGCGATGTGGCAAATGCTTACAGACGCCACCGATTCGGCCACTGCTTCCAAGTTGGCAAAACGTGACGCAAACGGCAATTTAAAGGTTGCCACTCCTACAGATGATGCTCATGCGGCTACCAAGGGCTACGTTGATGCTGCTCGTTCAGGCCTGGATGTTAAGCAGTCGGTCCGTGCAGCAACTACCGTTGCCGTTCTTCTCGCTTCTGGTCTAGAAAATGGCGATACAATTGACGGAGTAACGCTTGCCACTGGCGACCGTGTCCTTGTAAAGAACCAAAGCACCGCTTCTGAAAACGGTATTTATGTAGTCCAGTCTACTGGCGCTGCTGTTCGTGCAACAGACTTTGATGGTACAGGTGAAGTATCTGGTGGAGCGTTCACGTTTGTTGAAGAAGGTACCGCCAACGCCGACTCCGGCTGGGTCGTAACAAGCAACGGAGCCATTACCGTAGGTACGGACGCAATCGCTTTCGCTCAGTTCTCTGGTGCTGGAACAATTATGGCTGGTGACGGTCTCACCAAGGATGGGAACACGATTAATGCTGTTGGAACAGCAAATCGCATCACCGTATCTTCAGACGCTATTGATATTGCATCAACCTACGTTGGTCAAAATACCATTACCACACTCGGAACAATTGCGACAGGTGTCTGGAACGGCACGGACGTTGCAATCGCAGATGGTGGTACTGGGGCTTCAACTGCTGGAGATGCCCGCACCAACCTTGGTTTAGCAATTGGTACAGATGTTCAGGCTTATGACGCTGACCTTGCTGCAATCGCAGGTTTGACTTCTGCTGCTAACAAAGTCCCCTACTTTACTGGTTCTGGTGCCGCCGCACTCGCTGACTTCACAGCAGCGGGTCGCGCTCTAGTTGATGACGCTGATGCAGAAGCACAACGCTCAACTCTTGGTCTAGTCATTGGGACTAACGTACAGGCATATCACGCAACTTTGGCAGCCGTTGCTGGTGGAACATACACCGGCGACAACGACATCGTAACCCTTGGAACAATTACTACTGGTGTTTGGAATGGTACAGATATTGCTGTCGCCGACGGTGGTACCGGAGCCTCATCCGCCGCGAGTGCTCGTACCAATCTTGGTACTGCAACTTCTGCTGGCACAGCAACGACTTCTACCCCCGCTCTTGCTCGCATTGCTAAGCAAGGTTGCGCCGCCAGCATCTCCGGCACCTCAACGACAACAGTTAGCCATCTTTTTGGCACAACAGATGTCATTGTTCAGATTTACGAAGTATCTAGTGGTGCAACAGTTATTGGCGACATTGTTCGTACCAGTGCAGACGTCGTTAGTGTTACACTTCTGGGAACAATTGCTCTCAACGACTACACAATCGTAGTAACAGGCTAAGTAAGTATTGCCCCGAGGGGCCCATCATAAGAGACGACCGAGGTCATGGCTCAAAAATTTGTAACACCAATCACGATTAAGCAGTTATCTTCTGCTGGCTCTGATGGGTTGACGATTTATGTAGACGCAGACTCTTATGCAAGACTTCAAATCCAAGGTGGCGGTCGGCTCGTCTGGGGTGACGGTTCAAGTGCTGGCGACGTAAACCTCTATCGCGATGAAGCGAATGTTCTCAAAACTGACGATACCTTCAAGGTTCCGGTTTTATTCATTGATGGCATTGAAGTAGATACTTCTGGCGCAACTTCTGGTCAAGTTCTCCGTTTTGATGGTGCCAAGTTTGTTCCGTACACTGGTGGAGACGGAGCAACGGGTCCTACGGGTGTAACTGGTGCGACAGGACCGACGGGTGTAACGGGAAGTACTGGTGCTACTGGACCAACAGGTATAACTGGCGCTACAGGAAACACCGGACCCACTGGCCCAACGGGAGTTGGAGCAACCGGCGCAACTGGCCCGGTTGGCGCTACGGGCAATACTGGCCCAACGGGTGCTACTGGTTTAACTGGAGCAACGGGTGCTACCGGTCCAGGATTTGCGTATGTTGGTGTTTACAGTAATACAAATACGTACGCCACTGATGATGTTGTAAGTGTCCCTTCAACTTATAGTGGTGGCAGTTGGTCCATAGGTGCTCTATATATATCTTTGTCCGATGGAAACCTGGGTAATAACCCAAGTTCGTCACCTGTTCATTGGTTTCTTTTTGTAAACAACGGACCAGAGGGTCCAACAGGTCCCGTAGGAGCAACAGGGCCTACAGGTGCAACTGGACCAGATGGCGCTACGGGAGCAACTGGCCCTGAAGGAGCAACAGGAAACACCGGTCCAACGGGTGCAACAGGAGAAACTGGTGATACTGGCGCAACTGGAATTGGCGCAACAGGTCCTACAGGCGTAACT